GCTAACCTTTTTGACATTACCGTCGAAGTAGGCCCTGTTTATGAATCTATATCGATGATAGAATCTATTTCGATGTATGACCCTATTATAGAATTAGGGATAAATGATGCTGTTTCGGTAGCGGAAGATGTAGGGTTGTTCGAAATTCTAGCGAGGATAGATGTAAATGATGGTATATCCATAGTAGAAGATGATACGATAGGAGCGCCTGCATAATGAGAACACCAAGTTCAGATTTTATAACTAGAAAAAATGCCGAAGCGAATCAGCCTATCTTCCTATATATAATATATGATTGGGATGGAGCTAGTAATAATCTTTATTACACTAATCATAAAACATCTATTGTCTACTCTGGCCAAGCATATGTAAAATGTCCTATTACTCACGAGACGATAGGAGAGAACACTACTGGAGAAATAGATAGTGTTAGCATTAAACTCGGCAACGCTTCTCGGCTTGTTCAAGCTTATCTTGAAGATTATGATTGGAGAGGGAAAAAAGTATCCATTATTCAGATATTTGCCGATAAATTAGACGACGCAGATGCAAATATAACTGATACTTATTATATAGATAGTTATTCTAGTAATCAAGATAATGCGTCTTTTCTCTTGACAAGTAAATTTGATATATTGGGAATAGGGTTGCCTACCAGAAAATATTCAAGAAATTTTTGTAATTGGAAGTTTAAATCTACTGAGTGTGGGTATTCGGCAGGGGAAACAGAATGCAATAAAACTTTGGCGAGATGTAGGGTACTAGCCAATTCAGAACGATTTGGAGGATTTCCTTCTATCCCGTCAAAACGTATAGTAATAGGTTAAAAGTTATGACAAAAGAAATAGAGGTCAGAACAAAATATCTTGGAATACCTTATAAGCACTTGGGAAGAACCCTAGACGGACTTGATTGTTGGGGGCTTCCTATTTTAATTTATAGAGAGATTAAAAATATTGAATTATTTGATATGAATTATGAAAAAGATTGGGCGAAAAATGGAAAAGATTATTTTGTAGAACATTATTATAAGAAATGGGTTAAACAAACGACCCCTAAATTTTTAGATATTCTTTTATTCTCCGACGGTAACGGAAGGACTTATCATGCAGGAGTGTATTTAAGTAATGATGAATTTATTCAAGGGAGTTCAGTCGGGGTTATAATAACGAGATTGAGAAATGTTTGGAAGCAGAGATTAACAGGTATTTATCGGTACGAGGATGGTCTTAATGAAGATAATCTATAATAGGAGTTTTTGATGTCTGTTATACTTAAATTTATACCAAATGTAATGGAAGAAGCTGGCAGAAGTTCTTATGAACTGCCTTATTTTCTAGATAAGTCTATTAAAGATTATATAAATGAATCTTTGGCCCTGCTTACTGAAGACCCTTTTCTTGAATATAAAATTATTGTATCTGGGAAAATTGTCGACGACTTGAATGCTGGTGTAAACGATGATGATGAAATAATTATAACTCCTAAAATTAAAGAGCCTATCAGTACGTTTCTTGTTTGGCTTGGCGGGGGAAGTTTGCTATGGGGTGTAGCTCAAGCAGCGATGTTCGCTTATACAGTTTATTCGGCTTTTCAAGTTCCGAGAGCTGCTAGTTATGACACTCTAGGAATAGGGATTGATGATGGTTCACCTACTTATAGTTGGAATGGTATCCAAACGACCCAAGATGTTGGCGGAACCGTCCCCGTTATTTATGGAGAACATAAAGTTGGCGGAAATATTATAAATGCATTTATAAGAAATGATGGGGATAAGAATTATCTTAATGTTTTGCTCGCTTTAGCAGAAGGGGAAATTGAAGAAATAGCCTCTGTTAAGATAAAAGATAATCCAATCGCAAATTTTGATAATGTTACTACTTATGAACGGATGGGGACAAATGACCAGACCGTAATATCCAACTTCGAAGACGCCCATAATCTTTATGATGTTACTGTTTCTTTGACTAAAGATAATCCTCATGTTTATACGACTATCGACTCAGATGTAGAATCTTTTGGAATTCATTTAGCCTTATCTAGCGGGCTCTTTCAGCAAGATGCTACTGGAAATATTCTCGATTGGGCTGTTACCTATAAGGTTGAATACAAACTTCACGCTGACCCTTCATACACGAATTTAGGTGAGACAACTATCACGGCTAAATCACGGGCAGTAGTTAAAAGAGTTTATCGCAAAACAGGATTAACTGCTGGACAATACGATATAAAGGTAACTAGAATTTCTGATGATTCTCAGCTTAGTCCGATAAAACAAGGAGATTTAACTTGGAATCAATTAGATGAGATTAAGACAGATGATTTTAGATATCCTAATACAGCTTTATTAGGCGTCGAAGCTTTAGCGGATGACCAGTTATCAGGAGGTATGCCTAATTTTACTTGCGTTGTAAAAGGAAAAAAGATATCTTGCCCTAAAGTTATGAATGGCGCTACTCATGTAGATTGGGCGGATTATTATTATGATTCTTCTACTGCTGAGTATAAACTTCTTGCAAGCGGAGCTGCTTTGACTTGGGATGGGGTAACTTATGAAGAGCAATATTGCGCTAATCCGATTTGGTGCTTAAAAGATTTAATGGTAAACACAAGATTCGGACTTGGAGAATTTATTGATACAAATATGATAAACGCTTCTCTTTCGGTGGAGATGTCTAAGGTCTGCGAAGAAAAAATTGACGACGGAGCCGGAGGCTATGAAAAGAGATATAGATTAGATGTAGTTCTGGATAGCGTTACGAGAGCCTTGGATTTAATTTCTCAATTATGTGTTACCTTTAGAGGTTTACCTTTTTATTCTAATGGAACTATTAATGTAAGAATAGATAAGCCTGATACAGCCGTTCAGTTATTCACAATGGGAAATGTTCAGAAAGGTAGTTTTAGTCAGTCTTGGAAATCTATCAAAGATAAGCCTAACGTAATAGATGTTCAGTTTTTAGACAAGGAAAAAGATTATAAACAGGAGACTATATCTTATATAGACGAAGTAGCCCTTACTGCCGGAGACCCATTGAGGAAAAGGACTATTAAAATATTTACTACAAAGTCTTCTTATGCTTTAAGGGAAGCTAGATATATTTTAAAGCAATCTAAATATATTAACAAAACTATATCTTTTGGGGCTGGCATAGATGCGGTAGCTTGTCAAGCTGGTGATTTAATTTCTTTTTCTCACGACGTTACTCAATGGGGATATTCGGGTAGGGTTAAAGGCTCATCCACTACGACCAAAGTTGTTTTAGATAGAAATGTTACTTTAGCTGCTGGAACTTATCATTTACTTGTTCAATTTGCTGATGATACGATTGAGGAAAAGGTTGTAAGTACGGGCGTGGGAACGACGAGCATAATAGAAGTTGTAGGAGATGCCTTTTCTCAAGCCCCACAGATTTATGATACATATGCTTTCGGTATATCAACTGCTCCTAAAAAAGATTTTCGTATTATTTCTATGGGTCGAGATAGAGACTTTGGCGTAAACGTTACTGGAACTGAATATGAAAGTGATATTTATGATGATACAGCCGTAGATATTCCTGATACAAAGTATTCTGCTCTTGATTTAACAATTCCTAATGTGTCCGATTTAGCTCTTACTGAAAGATTAGCGACTATGCCCGATGGAACTATAGAGGAAGCTATAGATGTATGGTGGTATAAACCTGCTATGACAGACGCTATTAGACAATTCGACCATGTTAAAATTTATATATCCGAAGACAATTTAAACTGGGCCCTTAGAGGGGAATCTAATGATATTCATTTTAGGATTCAAGGGGATTTGAAATCAGGGAATAAATATTATGTAAGAGTTGTTACCATTACCGTCAACGGAGAAGAAAATCAACTAAGTGCTAGTCCTTATGATGATATTACTTTATCAGGTTTGCCCGCTATCCCTTCAGATGTAGCAAATTTCGCCTCTAATTTTGATGATGATTTAGAACTTACTTGGGATAAAATAACTAATAATGATTTAGCGGGATATGAAATAAGAAGTGCTGATAATAGTTGGGGAGTAGATAGTGCTGATTTAATCTATCGAGGCTTGGTAAATAGTTATACTTATCAGCCCGCCTCGAGAACGCCCGGCACGATTTACATTAAGTCCTATAATACAAGTGGAAGTTATTCGGCTACGGCCCAGAATGTTACTCCAACTAATTCTGCGCCTGCAGCTCCTACCGTCACCGATACTGTTTGGTTCGGGATGGCTACCCTTGATTGGGGCGATTCGGCAGATGTTGACCTTCAATATTACGAAGTCTATCAATCGGAAACTGGGGCTTGGGCCGGGGAAGAATTTCTTGTAAAAAAAGTTAAAGGTACTCAAGCTAACATTCAAGGAAAAACATCTGTGAACGCCGAAGCTGATGCAGTAGATGCGACTAGTATTACGGATGCTGAATTAATAGGCTCAGGAACAGATGAGTTTAAGCATGATTATGTTAGACAAACTTCAGGAACATATAAAGACCAAGTAGCTATAGCGACGGCTTACGACGATTCTACGGGAAAGGTTACTGTAGCATCTTGGCCTTCTGGAACGCCTGATGTAGGGGATGAATTTGCATTAACTGATAGAGCTTTTTTCAAGGTTCGAGGGGTAGATACTTACGGAGCGGGTTCTTTCTCCTCTGAAAAGACTATTAGTTTTGACCCTCTTTCCGAATTTTTGATAGAAGATGGCTCAATAACTACAGATAAACTAGCAGATTTAGCTGTTACCGAGGGCAAAATAGCAGCCGAAGCTGTTACCGCAGGGAAACTTTATACAGGAGAATTAATAACTCTTTCGGCTCAGATTAAGGATGCTATTATTACGTCTGCTAAAATTTTAAATTTGAATGCGGATAAAATAAACGTAGGAACATTAACAGGTTTTACGATTAGAACTTCAGCGACTAATCCAAGAGTTGAAATGTCTGGAGACTCTTTAAAGATTTATGATGCGGGCGGAAATCTAGTTGTAGTTTTAGGAGATGTTAGCTAATGGATTTACCATTATTATATGAATCTATATCGATTGCTGAAGAAAACGAAATAAGCGCTTTAGCGATATTTGCATATGATTATATTATTTTAATTGACGTAGACGAAGTAGAAAGAGAAGTTTTAGATAGAAGCGAAACTATTATAGTAAGCGAGAGTGTCACTTTAGATATAAAGGTTTATGGAGTTAAAATTATAAGTCCTGTTGATGAAAATTTGTTCACCATTTTAACTGCAGATGTTTCTACGATTTTTAGTGCGGGAAGGGTTACGATGCCTAACGCTTTAAATGTAGACGGGACTTATGGAACAGACATAGCTCTTTCAGATTTAGGTGCTGTTCCTTTAGCGGATGTTGGAGTTTTATTGTTTCCTGTTGAGTTTACTTATGCGATAACGAATATTGAGCTTTTAGTAAGCGTCTATCCTCAAGCTATTGCTTATATGGATTCAAGTGAAAATTATTATGAGCATAATAAAGCGAACGGGCAAATGACGGCTTGGACGGCGGGAAATTTAACTAATGGAGATGCCACTACATTTGATTATATCGCCTCAATGTTCCCTGTAGCCTTTTGGGATATAATGGGTCAGACGACCTTTACTCAGGTGAGACTTTTTGCGGGAATGTGTTATTTAATTTATGATTCAAGTGCTGGAGTTTATAAAAAAGTTTATTCGATAGGAAACAAAGGAGTTTCTAAAATAGATTATTCTGTATTCATTAAACATTATAATCCGCAACCAAAGTATATCGAGATTGGACTAGACGGAATAGCTGTTAATGAGAATGTTTCATTGGGGGTTTCTTAATGAGTGTAGTTAATTTAATAAAAAATCCAGATTTTTTAACTGCATCTGACTGGAATACTGTTTGGGAGGGCGGTGGTTATCCTACTAATACTGCTCAATATGTTTATTCATATTCTAATGCTTATATTCGTGACCATTGTAGACGATTAGCTAAGACGGTCGACGGAAATATAGGAACTGCTCAGACTGTAGACTTTGGATATAACGTGCAAGGATTGAAGTTTAAGTTAGGGGCTTGGGTTAAAATAATATTATGCGCTGTAGGGGGAGGGGGTCAATTATCTGCTTTTTGGTATGATGATTCTGATGTCCAAGTAGGGTCTGAAATTGTTATTGATACGATGTCGGCAGTCCAAAATTATACCCTTCATTCTGATGAGTTGACGGCTCCTTCGGGAGCATATAAGTTAAAGATTTATTTTAAGGCTACTGGCGGAGCGATTTCCGTTACGGCCTATTTGGGATTAGTTTATATTTTTAGTCCTACAGATTATGGATTATTAGTGAGCGATGGGTTAGGTAATAATTCTTTTCTTATCCCAGATGTTGCGACGATTGTAGCCTCGGGAACTGTTTCTTTGCCTGTGGGTTTAAACGCTGATGGGACTTACGGGGCTGAAATTGATTTACCTGTATTAGAGCAAATAAATTCTGATTATATTGGGGTTTTATGTCAGGTAAGAGATTTTGATTGGAAAGCTAAAGTAAATATTTTAGCCTATGATGGGGGAAATAAATTTTGGGGAAGCTTTTTTGGTGATAGTGCTATTACGTATTACGAGAAAAATGTAGATACAGGAGTAATGACGGCTTGGACGGCGGGAGCGATGACGCCCGGCAATCAGCTTACTTGGGACTCGATTTTAAGTTCTGGTTTATTAGTCGGGTGGGATAGAAACGAAGTAGAAACATCAAAGATAAGATTATTTGCTTCTATGTATTATTCATTTTTAAAAACTACTCCTGCCACCCCTGCTACGACTGCTCTATACGCAAGGTATGAAAATATATCTGTAAATAATAAATCAGGATATTCTTTGAGTACCGTTCAAGGGTCAGCCGAAAATAATTATGAAATTACGTGCCCTTACATAGATTATGGCGGATGGTGGATGAATGTTTTTTGGAAGGGCCCTATTAGTACGTTTGATATTTATATTGTTCATTCAGATGGAACTGAAGACTTATTAGCTTCGGATGTAGCTTATAATGATGCGGGATGGAACGTTACGGATTCGACTGCAGAAGGGGCTGTTAGCGGAACTTGGGCTTGCCCTGATACGGTTCTTGTAACCACAGATGCTTTGAGGTTCGTGCTAAAAGGAAGCGGTGAATTTTTGGGTGGTTTATTGCAGGCTAGTTGGCCGTTTAGCTTTACTATATCTTTTATTACCGGAGGGCTTGGATGGATAAGATTGAATCCCGCTACTTGGACTTTTACTAGATATTTTTGGGCATACGCTCAAAGAACGCAAAACGGAAAATTTAGAACATATTGGGGAGATGCAAGCAAAGAAGTTAAAATAGAAGGAATAAATTATACCCCTTTGGCCGGAGGGGTTAAGAATGTAAACTCAATAGGCTCTAATGGAGTTAGTGAAGTGGATTATGTTGTTTATTTAAAAAATTATGCGGGGATATCATAATGCCTTATGGACTAAAGATTAGTGATGCACAGGGGAACGTTGTTCAACTTAGACCTAATGTCTCTAATATCGTAAGTGCAGGTCTATCCCTCATCCCTAATGCTTTATGGCCTGATAATACTTTTGGCGTAAATGTTAAGTTACCGGGCTTAGCCGATTTTAATGAAAATAGTGTTGGAGTTTTAGCGAATGTTAGAGAGTGGAATTCGACAACATCATATTTATGGGTTGGGGGAGGACTAAGCCCAGAACAATGGGGCTTATTTAGATATGTTAATACTGCTTTAACGTATTATGAACATAATATTGCTGATGGAACTATGAGCGTATTTACTCCCGAGTTCGCTAAAGATACAATATTTAATCAACATGGCATAGCGTTTTGGGATAAAATGGGGCAGACCGAACTTGATACGATAAGGATATTTGCTGCTTTAATTTTATATATTTATGACCGTTCGGCTTCGGTTTATAAAAAAATATATGCTATTTCTAGAATCAATAAGGTTGATTTTGCTGTGTTTGCAAAAGATTTAAAAGGATAAAAATGTTATTAGGATATGACAAAAATGGCGATGTTCAGTTTATGTTTACGGATGAAAAATATTTGAGCCGTAGATTTCCGAATGATACGGCTAAGATATCTAATTTTTGGAAAATAAAGAATCATGGTTTAACGGAGTTTTTTATTCCCATAGCTATTGTAAAAGATTGGGATAACATTAAAGCATATAAAATCGTCAAGAATAGGTTAGTTAAAAGGAAGAAGGAAGAAGTGGTTAATCTTAATAAGCAGAAACCCAAAATTTTATCACAGGGTCTTTTTGCTAAGAACATTTCAAAAGAACCGTATATAGCTTCCGCTATAGTAGATTCCGATGAAATCGTAAGAGAGGAGCAAAGATGATATCCATAGAAATTGTGGAATTATATGTAAAATATGGAGTAGGAGCTTTTTTGACCATAGTGATGACTGGTCTTTTTATCTGGATGATAAAGTATTTTGTCATTAGAACCGTAAGCAAAATAGAAAAAGTTGGTGAGACTCTGGACAAAGTAGCTTCTAAGATGGAAACAGGCTTTGACAAGCTGTGGCAGAAAATAGATACCCACGAAGCTTCATCTTCTGAGGCCTCTAGATATGTAAGAGAAGAACATAAGCAAATGATTGAAACTCTTGGCCGTATTAATGGTTATCAAAAAGAATAATTTGGAAGAGGTTGAAATAGCGTTAAATAACATAAAATTAAGAGGAGGTGGTTGAAGTGATTAAAATGATAACAAAAATAAAAAATTTAATTCCTGTCGTCTTGGGGATAATTCAGGTTGTCCTTCCTATCATAAAAGAAATTTTGGTGGGATTGACTAGAATCTGTGAAGTAGTTTTCTTTTGGACGGATATTGACGAGAAAGTCATAGCATTTTTAAATAAATATTATGATATTGTCAATAATTTTGTAGAAAAAATTAAACGATGGTTGTTAGGAATGGGATGGACAATTTAACGTAACAAGTGGAGGGGTGGACGGAAGTGACCTCCTTTCGCTCTAGTTCGCACCTAGAGATTATCTGCCCCTCTGCGACATTTTACAAAGAGGTGACTTATGTGGGCTTCAATTTTAGGGTTTATAAAATTATCAGGTAAACTTTTAACATTATTTTTAGATAAAATAAAGAAAAGAACAAAAATGAGAAAGGAGGTCAAAGATGATATTGAAAAAGGGATTGACTCTCGGGACCCTTCTCGTATTAATCGTGCTTTTGGTAAGTCAAAGCGGTTGTAGTTTATTACGAAAAGAAGTAAGATTATATCCTATTGAGAAATCGGATATTTTTAATGTTCCTAAAGGGGCGATAGTTTTAATTCCAAAAGGGACAGTTTCTACAGATAAAAAGGGAAAAGCTATTTTAACTTGGCCCGAGACTAAAATTCCTATAGAGAAACAGGGCTGGTTTGTTTCAGATTTTTGGTTGGACGAAGTAGGAGAAGTTAAGATAGGAAGATAATAAAATAAATGGAGGTCAGATTATGATTGTTTTAAAGAAAAATGATTATGGAACACCTATTCTCTTTAAGATTAGGACAAACGAAAAAGAAATTCCACTTATAGGCTCGAAGGTAATTTTTGATTTTATATCAAAAGATACAAATAAGAGAATAGGTGGAGGTGAATGTAAAATAACAGACGAAGCTTTGGGTCAAGCTCTTTATGAATTTAAAGATGGCGAGTTGGCTCAGGTAGGAGAGTATCAAGGAAAAGTAACAATAGACTTATCTCAAGGGGCTAAAAGGGAAGGCCTCACTCTTGAATTTAATGTAATAGACTAAAATATAATAAATTAAATATAACGCTTCATTTATACGCATTAAGCTTTAGGCTAAGTGTAAAATATAGATGAAGCGTTTTTTTTCTTCCCTTTTGCCTTTGAAATTTTTTTTAAAATATCGAAAATTCTTCTCTTGACAGTATATTATAATATGTTATATTATATTATAGGAACAAAAACAACATGAATAAAGGGGAGAAAAATAATGGATATGAATAGGATTAGAAGAGTAAAAGATAGATTTTATACACAGATTGATGAAAATATTTCCTATGAAAATGTTCTCCGAAAGGTCAGAAAAGAAGCTAAGAAAATGAAACACGGACAGTTAGAACAAAAATATTCTAAAACAATTATACAAGAGGCCTTGAATGGAAGAGGAACAAGTGAAACTGAAAGAGATTTTGTAATGAGAACGGGAAGATATTAATATGGAAAAGAAGACACTTATAGGAACTTGTGTAGATAACCCTTTCAGAGAGATGGAAAAGCTCGAAAAGATTATCGATGAGGCTAAAAAAATAAGTAAAAGAACGTTTTTTAAAAGATGCGAGATAGCCTTAGAAATAGAAGAAGATATAAAACGATTTCCCAATGATTATGAATTTTATAAATATCAAGAGATATACTTTTACCGATGGAGTGCTATTGAACATTTTTATAAATGATTAATGATAGTTGATATATATTATGGATGATAGCTATAATACTACAGAAGATAAACAAAGGGAGGACAAGATGACAAAAAACTTAATACTAAGGAGATTAATACTACTGGCATTAATACTTAGTCCAATGCACGCTAGGACGGCACTTGCTATGAATGCTACTGATGAAAAGAAATTAAGTTCTATGAAGTTTGAAGCGAGTAAAAGAGTAAAAGAGTTGCTCGAGACGGCTAGGAAACGATGGCCTGAATATAAAATAATACTAGCAGAAACTTATAGGACTCAAGAGCGACAGGATAAGCTCTATAAGAAAGGGAAGAACACGACTACTGTTAGAATTTCTAAACATACATTAGGACTAGCAGCCGATATATATTTTACTGATGGGAAAAGAATTTTAGCCTACGAAGAAGCCCCATACTTGGAACTTGGGAAAATGGGAGAAGATTTAGGGTTGACTTGGGGAGGACGTTGGAAGATACCTTTTGACCCTGCTCACTATGAATGGAGAGGTTGGTATAATCATTGATACCTAAATATCCTAAATATAAGAGAGAAGAAAAATTAAGTGCGAAATTATCTTTAAAAGATATAGATAACATTAAATTATTATATGCAACTGGGGAGTTTTCGCAACGAGATTTAGGGAGAAAATTTAATATTGCTCAAGGGACAATAAGAATAGCCTTAATGTCGAAGGAAGACAAAAAAGAACATTATCGAGATTTATACGCCAGAGGCATTAGTTGTAGCGTTAAAAAGAGATATGGACAAGAATATCAAAAGAAAGCGTCAAAAAAAGTTATTGAGAGAAAAAAAGATTTATATCCCGATGAATATAGAAAATGGCATTCTCATCAATCGTCTAATCATCCTTATAAAAAGACTAAAGAATATAAAGAAAAAATGCGTGAATATTATAAAAAATATGATGATGCCCGGCGAGAGAAGAGGATAGAATATAATCGTGCATATTATCAGGGAAAAAAGCTTTTGCTAAAATCTAAAAAATATTTCAAAAAAGAGGTATTATCGTTCAAAGAGAATAGGGATGATAGATGATTAAAATTACGGATGATAGCTATAACATAATAGGAGGGAAAGATGACTAAACCTAGATGCGAAGAATGTAATTGTAGTCTTGAAAAACGTTTTAATACGATTAATGGGGAAACTAGAATGACTCCTTATTGGGTTTGTGTGAATATTAAATGTGAAGATTATCAAATGCCTAAAGAAATTAAAGGGAAAGAGGGTACGCAAGAATTAAAACCTTGTCCATTTTGCGGAGGAGAGGCAAAAATAGAAAGAAAGGGAACAAGGGGTCAAAGTATGATTATATCTTGTGTTGATTGTGGTTGCACCCTTGAATCTGGTGATGTATTTGGATTAACTAATATTTTA